AAGTTCGAGCACATCTACTACGAGCACAACGACGGCGATTCTCTGGATCCGCTGACCGCCAACAAACAGATCGCACTTCACAATCTGCTGCGACCCTCGCACGAGATCGATGTCACCAACAACTCGCATTTGGGCACCGACGAGATATTGGCCAACTGTCGGGTGGAACTTGAGTACGAGGACCCGATGAACATGGGACTTCTGAGACGCATGGCCCATCTGATACAATTTGTCGAGCACACGCTGCTGGGCGGCGTCGCCATCGAACCCTTCATCTCTCATACTAGCGTTTTCAACGAAATCATGTATCGACCTTTTGCGGAGGAGCGACTGGTCTCGGAGAGCACGAGTTCGGACGATGTAGTGTTTTGGGCGCTCAAACTCGACGGGGTGCGCGGCAAGGGCTACATCGTCAACGATCACGTCCTCTATGTTCAGCTAGACGACATGCAAATGTTCGCGTACCCGTTGGAGGTTTGCATGTCGTCTGATGCCGAACCTGACGCCTCCGCTCAGCCAAAAAGATGGTGTAGTGCTGATGGCGAACTCGATCTGGATCAAACTTTGAAGACTGACGACCGATTTTTTAAGTTGCAAAGTGATGCCGAGCGCGAGCCCGAAAAGTTTTTGGCCGAGAATCTTGGGTCCACATCGTCATCACCGAATAAAATCAGTTTCAATAGGATTTTGGGGGTCCAAGTCGAGTACATCGACACCTCAAAGACGTTTTACGTGACCGACGTGATCAGTCTTTACAAGTACAACTACGATAACAGGAACCAGTTTGATGTGTCGACCGCGTACTATATCGAAACCTACGATGCTATTAACTTTATGAACACCCGCTCGCGTTTTGAGTGTAAGTACGGGGATTATAAGATAAAGTTTCAATGTTTCAAGAAGGAGCGCGCCGCTATTGCGTCGACCGACTTAAGCGACGGGTTCGTTGGAGTTTTAAAGTGTGGGGGTTTAGTGAAGATCAAGTACCAAAAGTCTTTCGAGATGAAACACGTGGGAGGCGGTGTTTTCAAGAGCAGCGGCGGAGAGTATAGAGCCAAAAGTTCCGAGTTCAAAACGGGCGCTATCTATGAGGTTATCATCGATCGAGACGATGACACGGTCGCTGTGGTTAAGGAGAGATTAGATAGGCTACTTTACAACTAGTATAAAAGTGGATTGGAAGAGGTGGTGCGATCATACTTTATCGGCTGGCTGTCGCGTGAACATTTCCTATACTTTATACTTCAACATGTCTTTCGATAAAACTCATGTGTTGTTCTCTTGCGTCTATCAAATCTTGGACGATAAAGAAACGGTTCCGCTGTGTGAACAGTGCTACAAGTCCGATCCGGACTACCTTCACGCCAGGTATTCGCTGAACGTGGACCACTTTAGGGCGGACGAAGATGAAGCCGAAGCTATGCTGTCGAACCCGAGATATCTGTGTTTCAACTGTACTAAGCCGTTGATTGAGCGGGTGGGAGAGAACTGCACGCAGCGTCTGGCGCACTGGACGTCTACTCTGTGGTTGGCTCCTTGTCGCGCCCTTACCTCACCATCACGGAAGTCTTGCAAGAGTCGTGAGCATCGCGATGAAGAGGAAGAGCAATCACAACCCTGCAAACGCCAACGCCTTGACTAGTAATTGTATGATGAATAAATTGATATATTAAGACAAACCTTTTTCTTTTATTATGCCTTACAGCAGCGTGAGCGACCTGCCCGATAACGTGCGCAACTCTTTACCGCTGCACGCTCAGCGCATATTCATGAGCGTGTACAACGATTCGATGCACGACTACGATAACCCCAGTAGAGTGGCTTGGGGTGTGGTGCGCAAGTACTATAAAAAGAGCGGCAGTAGATGGGTAAAAAGGTACGATGACGACTTTAGCAGCACCACGGACGATGAGTACACCGACTGAGGCTACAAGATGCCCAAAAGTGTCTTGTAGACCCCCCAATCCATGCGCTGAAACTTGTTGAGCGTGTCGTTGTTCTGCTGTATGGGTCTGTAGCCGTTGACGTGGTTGTGGAACAGCATGGATTGGTACAACAAATGGTGAGTGAGTAGTACGTTTTTGGTAGCCACACTCCTGGTGAGCTCTTGCGCCAAGACTAGCGGTTCGCCCATTTTTTCCCTATAAAGCGCCACCTCAACCTTCTCCACCTCGTAGGGGAACGTGTCTATGGTTAAAAAGTGCCTGGCGCACATGGGACAGAAAAGGATGATGAAGATGTTGTAAAAAACCCATTTGAGGTTCTTGACGCTAAGGCGAATGCTGTCGGGGTCGTAGGACTCTCGCTCCGCGACCATTTCGTCACCCAGCAAGCACATGTAGTGGATGGCGTCCCAGATGGTGGTGAATGAGAAGACGTACTGCGGCGGTTCGAGTTCGGTCAGACCCAAGTCTTTCAACATACCCCCGTACATGTCTTTGAAAACCTCTAGTTTGAGGTCCGAACCCAAATTCGTGGCCCAGTCCGACAGTTTGCCGACACTCTCCTCCCTGGAGTCTCCGTAAACCGTCACGCACATGAGATGGTATAAAAACTTGACCTCTTTCACCAACACCCCCTGCAGTTCTTTCGCGGGCGCCATGCGAGCCATGTCTAAAATCCGGAAGTTGAATAGGGCAAAGCTGCCCTTGTACCTCTTCAGCGTCGGCGTTTCGACCAACATTCTTACTATAGGTGCGCCCGACTGTTCATTTATGTGCGAAGTGGTCCGCTAAACGACATATAGTAAGTTGAACACGTGCTCGACTCGTATTCCGACCATGAGCGTCCTGAACCTGTACACGTTTCGCCCCAACTTTGTGTGCGACGACGAGGGCGCAGACTGCGTCGAACTCTACATCCAGGGTATAGTAGAGGCGCTGAACGACAACGCTAAGGACAAGCTGGCGTGTTTCCTCGAAATCAAGCGTGAAGAGGTGCTGTTGTTCGAAAAGTTTAGTCGCGACCTGAGGAACGGCACCGAGGGTAGTTTCTACAGGAACCACGTGCTGCTGGACGCGCTCGTGATGTACAAAAAGTATAGCGTGGAGTTTGGGGACGATAGCGCCTTTGGGAGAGAGCTGGTGAAGCTGAGCTTAGACCTAGTTTGTAGTCTGTACGAGACGTTTAGCTGCGCGGTGGACAAGATTGTAATTTACGTGGAGAGCGACACCAATCCCGAGGACGAGTTCAACGTGCTGCTGCGCTACTTGGAGAGCTGTAAATATATACAACTGGAGAAGGTTCGCAAGATTGGTAAAGAGCCTAGACTCGTGCGTTTCAAGTAAGAACAAAAATTCTAGCGGTCCGATTTGTATAAGATTGATTTGTGAACTATAAGAGATTTTAATATGTTGGGCACTATTGTGTTATTGTTGGTGATCGGAGCAGTACTGTATCTGTTGTACATCAACGAAAAGCTGAATGCCAATTCGTTGAACGAATCTTCGGGTCAGTCAGGCGACAGCAGCGAGTCTCTGAACGTAAAGCCCAACGGTGAAGTGGTAATGAGTTCGGCAAAAGTGAAGCAGGTGCGTTTGGCGCACGGTGAGAACAGCTTTAGCAAGATCGCGGTGACCGAGTCGCCCATCCAGTACGACCGGGTCGTGGAGCATGGCGACAGGTTCGACGCCAATACCGTGTTCCTGGGTGTGTTAGAGTCGGCGCTCAGCGGCGTGAACGTGGCCAACCGTCAGACCGCCAACTCCACGGTGCGCAAGTTCAAGAACATGTTCATAGTGTTCAAGGGTGTGGAGTTTGCGGAGATCGACAACACCACCACCATGATCCGGTACGAAGCCAATAACATGGTGTATGCGCTGGTGGACGCGTCCAACGCTACCGTTCCCGATGTGCTGCGCGACGTCAGCTACCCCATCGTGGTGCTCACCAACAACTCTAGCGCGCAGCTCGTCCTCAAGGAGTGGGGTTACACCCAAGTCAACAACGCGGGCACCCTGTTTGTGAAGAATGAAAAAAGCTTTAGGATTCAATAATAAATTTATTCGTTAAAAAAAAACAGTGTTTGTTTGGTAAATAAAAGTAGTGTACAGTGTTTGTCTCGCGTTTCACTCGTCGTCAATGTTGGACTTGAGCCTGGGCTTGTCCCTACGGAAGGCCTTTTCGTTTAAGGCGATGCTCAAGTGTTCATAGGAAGCCGTGTCGGCATTGAAGAATTTACCCTTGCCGTACTTGCGCCTGAAGTCGGCAAACAAAGATTTTTCGTCGACACTTTCCATCTTCCTGGGGTGCACAATGTGCTTCACGATAGACACGCATTTGGTGATCATGTCGTTCAGGAACGCTTCCGTGAACTGTGCGCCCTTGGTCTCCTTAACATCTAACACGTACAAAAGCGCCTCCAGCCTGTCGTTGTAAATGTACAGGCATTTTTTGTTGTGTTTGTAGCACTTGTCACCCTGCAGGATGTTCTTGTAGTAGACGTAGCCGGTCTTGGGGTCCGAG